TCCTCGACGAAGGGCGCGAGCAAGCCGCACCACCAAGGGAGAGAGCACTGGCTCATGACGGCGGCGTAGATGAGTGGCAGCGCCCCAAAGTCGATCGCGGCCGCCCGCTCGAGGAGCGGGTCCTGGACGGTGCATGGCACACTACGGACACTTGCATAGAGCCGCTCAAGCCGCTGCACGTCAGATGGCAGCCAACCGTAAACGGTGTGCAACATTGCATACGTCTCGGGATTCGGCTCATGAGCCGCCTGAGACAATTGCACTCGCCGCCGGATCACGTCGTCGTCCTTGAAACGCCGCAGCGGCGCATCGGCGGGTTGCGTCACGCGCGACATGGCCGCGACCAAGTCACGCAGCACAGGAACGTGGGCAACGCCAGTCGTCAAGCCGGCGGCGATTGCATTGACGTAGGCATTTGGTCGTGCTTTGCGCGTGCCAGCAACGGCGTCCCAGGGGGGGTCGCACAGCCATGCAAGCCGCGCGCACGAGCGACCAATCTTGGGCGCGAGGACGCAGGTGCGCTTGCCGTCGCGGGTGGCGGGATAGCAGCGCATCGAGCAGAAGGTGGCCTCCCACCAGTGCTGGCGAGGCACGGCCTCCGGAATAAAGCCGAGTCGCTCATCAATCGCGTCGCAAACACCATCGTACGGCAAGGCGCAGAACGCGAGGTGGTCGTCGCCGCAATGGAACGCAATGTACGACGACTTGAGCTGGCTAAGGCTGAGGTTGTGCGCACGACAATAGCAGAAAGCCTTGACGCAGCCGGCGATGAACGTGTTGCTGCCTGTCGTGTCGGCTGTGCCGCTAGCCATCATGTCTGGCACAGAGAACTTAACGCCGTGCTGGCTCGTGCCCGACGTGCGAAGGGTGAAGCGAGCCAAGTCACCAGCAGTGTACCCACAGCCGACGTCGACTCGGCCGGTGAGGTAGTCAAGCAGCCACGCAAACAACAGCTTCGACGGGTCATGGCGCGTGGCGTCGTAGCGCTTGTAATCGCGCTCGACGACGTAGCGAAACCCGCGGCACTCGGCGGCGTCATAAATGAGGGTGCCGATTTGCTCGCCGTTGAGTCCGCCGCCGTACACGATCGGTGACGCCGCACCCCACACGCGTTTGAGCAAATTGGTGAATGCAAGGGTAGTGGGCCCGTACATGCAGTTGAACACAGGTGTGCGGGGGATGATGGCGCGCGGAGCTTTGTGGCCGTCGTGACCGTGGACGATCGGTATGCCTTTTTCACGCTTGACAAACAGCGAAACCTTGCGGAATTTGCCGGGTTGGCAAGCGGCGATCTTGGCCATGGCTTCAATGTTACGCGCGCGTGTGCCAGCGGGAAACCGGGAGTTCCACGCAGAAAACTCCGCGGGCTTGAGGCATCCGCGGTAGACGCCTGGCAACAAGCGGCGAATGTTGATCTTGACCCACTGGGCAAATTCCTCCCACAGCGCGAGATCGCGGCCGGGCAGAGGGCGCGTGCAGCGCGTCCGCAGAGCGGCATACTCATTGGCGGTCGTGCTAGAGAAGCTCTCGAACGTGATCTCGTCCACACCGATGCCGAGCAGGTAGTTGGTGGGCTTGTCGCGACCGAGCCACTCACTAGGCTCTGCGACGGTCGCCTTGTCACGGACCGGTGGGTAGTCGCCGTTGTACCGGCCCGACCATTGGCGCAGCTGCGCCTCCTCAACAACAGCGCCGCGCGCGCGATGGTGCAGGAAATCGTACGCCTCGTAGTCGCGCACGCCCGGCGGGAGCCAATCGTCGATGTTGGCGCGTCGTTCGACACCCATGGCGCCGGTTCCGACGCGACTTGCGGCGATCAACAACGCACGAGCCAACGTGACCATACACTTGGCCAGACGGTCGGCAAGCCACGCTGTAAGCTGTGAGCAGCGGCGCGACAGCAGGCGCAGGGCTGCTGTGGTGAGGGGCCCAGCACGCTCAGTGAGAGTGCATATGGCGTCGGCAGAGCGCAGCGCAGCGAGTAACAATCCGGCTGTGACATGGTCCAGCGACCAGCGCGCAAAGCCGCCCACGGCGGAGCAAACACGCCGCAAAACTGCGGCAGTGACGACTGGTGCTTGGCCAGAGGCGTCGCGCAGCTGATGGGCAAGGGCGG